GTTGCTGTAGACGTGGTGGTATTCGCTCACCAGCATGCCGTCGACCATCACGCTGTCAGCGCCGCTGAACAGGCTGTTGGCCTCGCCACGAACGCCGGCGCTGCGGATGTTCGCCAGGAAGTCCGGGTCGAGACGCAGATCGGCCATGCCCATCGGGGTCACGAAGACGTGGTACAGCTCCTGGCCACCCGCACGCTTGATCGGGCGAATGAAGCTGTCCTTGGCGGCGGCTTTCATCTGCACCAGGGCCTTGTAGGTCAGCGGGACCAGAGTGCCGTTGGCGGCATCATTGCCAGTACCGCGGGACAGGCCGGCGGAGGTCAGGTAGAAGCAGCGGTTGGCGGACGGGGCCACGTTGGCATCCGGGGCGAACTCCAGGTCAGCCAGGTTCTGGCCGGCAGGCAGCACAGCGCGCAGGGCGCCGTTGGTGTGGCGGGTGTACGGCACCGAGGACAGCGACAGGAACGCCATCTGGTCGATGCGGTCGGCGGCCCAATAGCCCAGAGCGCTTTCGGAAGCGGCGCGGAAGTTCACCACCGACTTCTGGTCAGCCATGCGACCGGCGATGCGGTTGGCGTTACGGATTTGGTCGAACTGGATGACGGTCTCGAAGCTTTGCAGGGCTTCTTCGTTGTCTTCCAGTCGGGCATCACCCATCACACCATCAGTCCGCATATCCGCCAGCAGAGTGATGACGGCTCGGTTGCCCTTTTTGGACTTCTTGAGCTCGGTGGTGCGGTCAATCATCGCGTTGACACCGGTACCGGTGAACTTGCTGATGAAGGCGTTGGTGCGAGCGTGGTGCCAGAACTTTTTACCCCACGCGGTCAGCTGCTCGTTGGTCAGAGCGGCAAAGTTGGTTGTTGCCATGTTGAAACTCCCCAGGTCACGCACACCGGCGCGACGCAAAAATTGATTTGCGATCTGCGCCCCGTGTCGTGGGAGCCAACGAAATGTCGTGCGCGAAGGGAGCGACCCGCCCCGCTATCGTGGGGGCCTACCGAATGAGCTTTATCAGCACTGTTGATATTCTAGCACAGCGCCCGGAAAGAAAAAGCCCCGGTCTAGGCCGGGGCTTTCGGTACTGCAGGCGCCTTAGATGGTATTGCCCAGCAGCCGATCCAGAGTCGCTTTGGGCAGCGCCATCAGCTCGTCCTCGGACGCCTTGAACACGTCGAACGCGACATCGCTGCCGTCATCCACGCGCCCGGTGAGTGCCGGTGGGGCGGCAACCGCCTTAGCGATCTTGTCCTGAGTCTTCTGCTTCTGGCGAGCCTGTGCGACAACCGCTTTCGGGTCGGCCGCCGGCGCAGCAGGCGCCTTGTTGTCGGTCAGATCGTACAGCTTGGCCACGCTTTCGGCCGCCTTGCGGGTGGCCTCAGCCAGCGTGAAGCCACGGTTCATGTAGCTGCGCTGTAGATCGACCGCCTCTTGCGACAGCTCCTCGTCAAAGGCCTCGGAGTTCTCGTCCAGCTGCGGGAAGCGAGCGTTGACCTCCTCCAGCGCCTGCTTAAACTCCAGGCGGGCCTCGACCTCACCCACCAGATCGCGTTCAACGGGCGCGGCTACCGGGGCCTGGGTCGGAGCGGCCAGGGCAGCGAACAGCTCAGCCTGCAACTCAGCGGCACGAGCGGTATCGCCACCGACCAGCGCCTCGTTGGCCTCGGCCATCTTGGCTTTGATCTCCTCGCCAGACAGTGGCTTCGGACGGCTCGCCTCAGCCTGCTCCTGTTTGATCCGGGTCAGCTCCTCGGCCAGCTCCTGGGCGCGTTGCTCGGCGGCGCGGCGCTTGCGCAGCTCCTGATCCAGTCGGGCCTTGGGGATTACCGGGCTCTTTTCCGGCTTAGCCGGCGCTGGTTCCGGCTGCTCAGCATCGTCGCCATCATCACCATCAGCGTCAGCGTCGCCGGCGTCTTCGTCTGCACCGCCATCAGCATCATCGCCGGCATCGGCGTCAGCATCATCGGTATCAGCGCCGTCGCCAGCAGTTTCATCGGCAGGTTGCGCATCGTCGGCGTCCTCGTCGGCGTCCTCGGTCACCTCGTTGCCGAGGTCCAGGTTCTCGTCCAGCTCCTCCAGGTGATCGCCGGGGAAGTGATCTTCGATTTCCAAGCCCATGGGTGCTCCTTATTTGCTCTTACGGGGGGTAGGTTTGTCGCCGCCTTTCGCGGCACGCGATGCCGATGCCAGCTGCACCTCGCCCTGGAACCGGGTAGCAGCAAGCTGGGCTGCGGTCCGCAGCTGCTCGCCCTGTGCCCGGGCCTGATGAGTGAGCTTGGCCAGTGCAAGTCGCGTCTGCAGTTCTTCGCGCTTGAGCGCAATCTGGACTTCCAGACGGTCGCGCTCGAGCTGCACTTCCGGGGAGTCGTCGCCACCGGCGAGCTGACTGGCCTTGGCCATGTTCAACGCCGTGGCCGACTGGAAGTTCTCCGCCTGGGCCTGCAGCTTGGCCAGCTCGGCCTGGGCAGACTGGATCGCCAGCTCCTGCTGCATCTGCATCATCTGCAGCTCCTGCTCGGTCGGCTCGGCCATGCCCAGCATCTTCTCGACCTCGGCCGCAATGTCGTCGCGGTCGGCGAGATCGCTGTGGCGAATGATGATCGGGTCTGGGATGGCGATGCCGTTCATGCGCATTTCCATCAGCTCCGCGAACTGGCCTTCGTCGTAGTTGTCGCGGCTCGGCGAAGTGCTGATCGCGATGTCATAGGCGCCCTCAGTCACGTCGTTCACCAGAGTCCCGGCCGCGTCCATGTAGTTCAGGACAATCTGCTCGTCCTCGGCGTTCGGGTTCGGGTTGAACGTGATCTGAACCACACGCTCCTCGGTATAGAAGTCCTGGATCAGCTCCAGCACCTTCTCGAACACCAGACGGCGAGTCAGCTCCAGGTGGGTAGCCGGAACCTCCAGCTGCACCTGGCCCTGAGTGGTCTTGCGGTCAAGCGCGACGCCCGACACGGACGGGGCGGCAAAGCCCAGCATGCCGTCGTTCACACCGCTGATCTCGCGGATCGAGAACGCCGCCTTCTCGCTGATGCGATCAATGCCGGTCGGCACGGTGTTCGGCTGAATCTTGGCCGGCGGGTTGGCCCCGCGCGCAAACTCGAGCACCAGCCCGGTCTCGGCCCCGCGCTGCTCCAGCTCGTCCGCCGTCATGTTGACAAGGGTGCCCTCCTCAACCATCCAGCCGCTGTTGGCGGTGGTGTTGACGATGTGCAGCTCCTGGCTCCGGGTCTTGTTCAGGTACTCCTGCGGCCCGACCAGGTTCTTGACCATGCCGAAGGCCACGCCACGGCGGAAGTACGGGAAGTACGGCACGACGGTGAAGGTCTTGTACATCGACCAGTCATCGAACAGCAGCACCTGGTCGGCGCTAACCGTCCAGCGCACACGGCGACCTGGGCGCTTGTGTATGAACAGCTGCATCTTCTTAGCGAAAGCCTCGGCCTTGGCGTCGTCCCAGCCGCTTGGTACCTCCGACATGTCGCCCGTGGCCGGGTCGACGAACATGCGCTCCTGGGTCCACTTATAGTGCTGACGCTCAACCACGCGCACAGCACGGATGTCGCGATCCTCGGGGGCGTTGGCGTCGACGAGGCTAGCGTGGCGCGAGTCCTCGCCGAAGGTCTTGTCGTCGAAACGGATGCTGTCATAGCGGAAGCTGTCGCCCCCGGCGGCCACGGACTTGAGCGAATCAGCCTTGGCGCGACCGTACAGATGCTCGATCTCGTCCATCGACATCCAACGAGTGATGATCACCTCGTTCCAGGTCTTGGGGTCATACTCCTTGGCATCCGGGTCAAGTAGCACAGTGCCCGGGTCAAGGGAGGCGATTTTCACCTCACCCTGCATGTGATCGGAAAAGTCCATGCGCACGTCGAAGAAGCCGCGGTCCTGGATCAAGCCGTCGCCGGCCACCATCATTTCCAGGTACTTGTAGCGGTTGGCATGGGCAATCTGCATGGACAGCTTGTTCAGGATGCCGGCCACCTGCCGGTTGGCATTGCGGCGGGGCTTGAAGCTGACCTGCACATCACGGCGCAGATGCTCACCCAAAGCGGTGTTGATCACCGCCAGGATCATGTTGAAGGTAAGCGCCGGGCGGCCCTCGCTTTCCAGCTTGGCCTTGACGGCCTCGTCCCACTGGCCATCACCGGTGTACATACCGTTGAGCTTCTTGGACTCCTCAAGGTAGCGCGCGTGCCCGTTGTCGCGGGCACGCACATATCGCTCATGGTTGTGCTTGGCAATGGTTGTCGGATCGGTCGCCACCGGCGGTGCCCTCAGAGAAAATCAGCTGTGCTGATATTAACACAGTGCGGGTGCCGCGCTTGGTAGCAAAAGTGTCCGCAAGGTCAGTGACCCATTGGCGGAGCTGCTCGTCACTGGCCTCGCGCAAGCAGGCAAAGTCGTCGCCGTCCATAACGACCTCCTCCAGCCGCATGCCGCGAACGACGGCGGTCACGTCCATCTGGCGGTCGTCGCCGCCTTGCATGAATACGATCATCTGGCCTCCTTATGACGCCATGTGGTGTTTGCGCCCGGAATGACCCCGGGCTAATTTGTTCAGCTTGTCCTTCCAGCTCTTTTTAGGTGGGGGCTTCTTCTCGCGCGGGCGTACCAGCAGGCTGAGCATCTGACCGATCCAGGCCATGGCGTCGACGCCGTCGTCATTCACGCCGTTGGGGAAGCGCATCATTTCCGCGACCAGCTGGGCGGTGGCGTTGCAGTGCTTGCGGAAGAAGACCAGGCCCTGCTGCATGCGGCCCTGGATCGAGCGGGCCCGGGCGATCTTGTCGCGGGTACCGGGTTTGAGCTCCTCGATGTAGAAGCTGGTCAGGCGCTCCTCACGGATACGCTTGTCCAGGAACGGCCGCAGGGTCATTTCGATGTGCCCACGCTCCAGACCGGTGATGGCCGGGCGCCAGGTCTTGTAGACCTCCAACACCTTATCCACCAGTTCCATCGTCCCCCAGTGTCCCCGCTGGATGTCCACCACGAAGGTGCGGTCGTGCTGGTCCACGCCGACCGTGATGCCGACCGAAAAGTCGTTCTGCTCCTTCTCCCCAATCGCAAAGTCCCAGGCCGTGTAGAAGTTGAGCTCGCTGTAGTCGGGGATGTCCTGGGGCCCGTACCACTGGAACATCGACTTGTTGAAGTATTCCCCCTCCTCGGGGGTCGGGTTCTGCTGGTACAGCGCGTTCCACACGCGGGGGCCGACGGTACGTTTGATACGCTCCAGCGCATCGTTGTCATACCGCTCAGGGTGCAGCGCCTCGCCAGTCTTACGGAACAACTCGTCGTGTACCGCCTGGGCTGGGTACTCCACCACGACCCACTCGTCGCCATCACCCTCAGCCATTTTGCGTAGCAGGCGACCGGACAGGTCGTCATCATGCCAGCGCGTCATCATCACTAGCACGCCGCCGCCTGGGGCGAGTCGGGTGTACGCCGTCGAGGTGTACCAGTCCCATACCGCTTCGCGCTTGGTCGCGGACTCGGCGTCCTCCTGGTTCTTGATGGGGTCGTCGATACATAAAATCATCGCACCCTTGCCCGTGATCGGGCCGCCCACACCGGCCGCTGCGTAGTTCCCGTTGGCTGTGGTACTCCACGACTCGACCGACTGGTTGTCCTTATTGATCTGCGTTCCGGGGAACACGGCCTGGTACGCAGCGTCCTTCACCACGTCTCGCACTTTGCGGGAGAAGCCGTTGGCGAGGTCGGAGCCGTAAGAACAGGCGATAAACTCGTGGCTCGGGTATCGCCCCAGGTGCCAGGCGGGAAACATACGGGACGCCAGCTCGCTTTTGCCCGAACGCGGCGGCATCGAAATCAT